CGAAAATAAACACTTGTAACTTCTTTTGCTTTTGCGAAGAAACTAATTGTTTGTATTTGTCCAGTAGTTACGTTAACATTTTGGGATTGAAATGTTACTGCATTACCTCCCGTTGTTTGTTGAATGTAACTGGCATTTTGCGTTCCGTCTGGTGATATTGTGTTATTATCTGTAATTGTTAATTCAGTTTTGAATGCCCAAGAATTAATTGCTTGAGAATATAGCATTGAGTTAGTGCGTTGCGGTTCGAGCAACAACCGACCACAACTACTCAATGTCCCGTCTGCGTTTCTGAAATCGATTCGTGGTACATCTTGTCTGTTGGTAGTTGCGAAGTAGGGCTTTGCGTCTGTGCCTTCTACCAGTTGTGCGCCCCAGATGAATACGTTTGTGGTTAGGGAGTTTGCTTCGGCTCTTGATGCGGTAGCGGACTCAACCAAGCAAATTAAAATCGCATTACCACTGGCCGTTGCAGTTGCCGTAGCGGTCATTGTGCAACGATACCAACCATTACCAACGTTTGTGATTGTTGCAGTTGACCCCGCACCAACAGAACCAACAACCCCATTGTTTAGGTCAAAGTTGGCAAATACATTTCCAGCCGTGTATATTCCACCAGTTCCAGCAAGTTGAATGAAGTTGTTTGTTCCTTTTTTTGCGTAAATGGAATGCGTGTAAGTAACGCCATTTATAGCCCCTAATGTTTGAGCCACACTGTGCAGCGCAAATGTTCCGTTTGCGGTAAAGGTATCTGCGGTTAATGTGCTATTTGGAGCAATGGTAGTGTTCGCTATAATCGTTGAATTTGTCTTTCCCCAAGCAACATCCGAAAACATCTCGCTCCACGTCAACAAATTCCAAGGAGTCCGTTCAATCACCCCTGCCGAATTGGTACGGGTGGCATCGCTCGCACGGGTGAACGTCAAATCCCCCGTTCCGTTGGTTGGCTTTTGAGCGAATACAATATCCTCCTCAATCCCCTCGGGAATCAGGAGCCAAGACGCTTCATCATAAAAACTCATAACCAAGAATCGATTTTAGCAACTGCACAAGCACTACCCTCGTAGTACCCACCTGCTGCCGTTACACGTTGTAAGTAAAAGAAATCATACGCATCACCGCTCTGACCCGTTAGGTTCGTTTCTGGATGCCCCCAGGAGTTCGGGTGAATCAATCCCCAGTTGATGTTGTTGACATATCCCTGCCCCCAACCGATTTCGTTGTAGGCGGAACCTTGTCCCCATTGAATTGTATTATTTGGACTTTCCATCGAGATACTTTTGTAATTTGATTAGATTCTCGCTCTTTACCTTATAGTACCCACGATGCCGGGCGGGAATCTCTGTCCGGGTAGATGTCTTCGTTGACGTTTGCATTGTATTCCGGGAAAAGGGATTGATTAAAAGACATATAGTCGATAAAGCGCTCCGTGTAGTATTTGGCTATCGTGCGCTCCTTTTCAACTAAGTAGTCAACTTCTATTTTCTCTGCGTTTGTTGCGTTCTCGCTCGTATGCTTGTATACACCACCATTAGCCACCGTAAAGGCCGCAAACGGCAGGTATTCTGTCATCGCAAAGTGGATAAGCATCGGCTGCAAGTAGTCGGTTACCAATGATAGGTAATTACCCGCAAGTGTGTTGGCAATGATGTCCGCAGAAATCTTGTCGTACAACTTCGTACCCGTGTAGTTCTGGATGTGAATCTCTTGGGCAATTTTGATAAATTGGATAAACTTATCCGTATCTACGTTACCGGAGATTACCGTGTTGCGGACAATATCCTCACGCTTGATGAAAAGAGCAGTTGGCATTATTTGCGTGGTTTTAAGAATCCTTGATTCGGCATATCAACTGGGCGCTTTGCAACCTTTGGATTGTTCACCTCTGGCTTTACACCTGCCTTGCGAGCTTGGTTTACCGATACGTCAGCATTCGGGTTTTTAGCGTCAGGAGTTACGCCTTCGGCTTTTGCCAGGTACGTCTTACGCATCCAGAAGTGATGGCAACGTGCGCCTCCTTTGTACAACCAGATGTCGTATGTTGATGCACCACGTGGGCCAAATCCTGCGTTAACTTCCTGCTTACGCATCCGCAGAATATCCTCCTTACGGTAGACCTTCTTTGCGTTTACCATCATCTTACAAAACTCACGGCTATTGGTCTTGGTTGTTCCGGGTGCGTAGGAATAGCGAATCTTGTACTTACGTCCGTCTTTGGTTTCTCCGTCTTGCTCGCTCTTTGCGTTCGGGAATGCTTCCCCGGTCTTGGCAAACTGCAAAATAGAATCCAAGTATTCCTCCTGCTCGTAATCCACCGGACGTTCGTCCACCAAATCCCAGTTGTCCAAGTCTTCGTCTTCGCCAAACTCGTTTAGCGTTTCAAACATTTCGTTTAGCACCTCATCAGATACGTCAGCAGACAAAGCAACGCTGCTATCCTCAACGCCTGTATTTTCCTCAATCACCTCGGCAGGAGCAACAATCTCCTCCTTAAACTCCAACGGCTGCAACGTCTTGAAATAGATGTTTAGAGACGCTCCGTTGTAAGATAGCACTTGCTCTATTGCATCAAGTATAATCTCCTGTAATGGTCTAATAACCACGTTATCGAACAGGATAGATGCCGTCTTCAATTCGTCAGCATTATTACCCAAACCGCTATTGTCCTTAATGCCCAAAAGCATCGGAGACGTTACACGGTGGCCTACCATAATCTTCTGCGTACATTCAGACGAAAGGAATTGGTACTGCTCACTTGCGTCCGATAATTGTACGGGTTCGATTGTTGCGGCAAGTTCCTTATTGTCGTTGAAAGCTAGGATAAACCGACCGGCATTCGAACTACCGGAGAACTTATCCGCAATACGTGCCTCGATTAACGTCTGCTCTTCTTCGGTTGGTGTTCCGTTGTTGAAGTTAATCAGCATAGACGGAGCAAGGCCGTTCTTAATGTTGCTGATATGATAGTTGGCTACCTCTTCCTCCAATTCGGCATAAGGCAATGAACCTTGGTAGTCCGTGGGTGCGTAGTAGTAGTAACCTGCCTTATACGGCTTGATGTATAGAATCTCGATTCCTGCTTTGGACATACCAAATGCCTCAATGCGTACAGGTACCTCCTTGCGTTGTGCTACACGATTCCAGTCCTTAGCGTAGTAGTAAGCGGGAATAAATCCGTCTTCGTTTGCACGTTCAGCTCGTAAGGTTTCTACCGGGATATGCTCAACACCTACAATCTTGGAATGGTCTTGGTTGTAAATCACCTGAAAGGCAGCATTGCCCATCATCTTAAAGTCACTAACGACTTTTTTAACGCAGTTCTTGGTAAACAACGACATCATCATTGCGTACTCATCTGGCTTTTGTGCTGCGTCTGTTGCTGCAAGACCTTTGCCGAAAATCATATCAATAACGCCATTGATAATAGCGTTGTTGGTAGGACTTCCATTGTAGCGGTCGATTAGGTATTGGAAATAATTGTTATCATCTCCGTACTCAATCCATTGCTTTCCACTAACCTCCTTTACCTGCGGCTTAACGTAGGAGTTCAAGGCCATAAATCGTATGTTGCTCATATAATTACGAACGTGTTATCTCCTGCCTGCTCTTGCGTGTAAACGCCATTGTTTACCGTGAACTTCTCGAAGTTTGTTTGGTTCGTGCAGAATACACGACCTCTGTATATCAAATTTACGCCATCAAATACCTCCAATAGGTAAAAGTTTGCTTCCTTTAAAGTCCAAGCAGCATTCAAGGTCATATACCCATTTGCGCTTGTAGGAGCGATTGTTTGCGTTTGGGTGGTATTGGTAGACTCATTCGTTAACCGTGCCGATACAGAAGCGGGAAACGAGCGAGGGATGATTACTAAGTTTTGCGCACTTGCGCTTGTAGTTAAAATGTTCATCTTACAAATAACTCGTTTGTTGCTTTTTGTTTTAAATAAAAAAGCCACCCCGAAGGATGGCTCTCTTAATTCAAAGATTAACTTAAAAAATTTATGCTTTGCCCTTTGGCAACATACGCAAGGTTTCGGCTACGTTCTCAATGTTAACACGCAGATAGTTATTTGATACAACCTCTTTGTAGTTTGATACCGTACTCGGGTCAACACCTAACTCTTTTGACATTGCATCAGCTTTTGCAACTGCGGAGTCAATGAATTTTTGATACGACTTCAAGTTCTGCAATTCAAATTCAAGTTTTTCACGAACTTTAGCCGCCTCGGCAGATGCCGCCCTAAACTTGTCAATGGCTTTCGCAGACATTGTTTCAAGTTTTTGACCCTCTTGAAGGAATTTAACTCCCTTTGCCAAATCCTCAACTATACCAAGCTCAACCTTAACTGGAGTTGACTTTGCAGCGAGGATGTTATAGATAGTTTGCTTGCTCATTTTCCTAGATTGATTAAATCTTGAACCGCTCCTAACAATTCAAGGTTGGCAGATTGCCATTGTTGTACTTCTTTAATTGAACGTCCGTCAACGCCAAGAGCGGCAGCTTGTTTACCAACCTCATTAACGGAAAGGCCTGACTTGCCGGACAAGTTTTCCGCCTCACGTACCAGCGTAGCACGAGTCGACTCCATTTTGTCGTACTCTTGCTTCAACTGCTTAAATTTAGAAACAAATGCTTCTACTTCGGATGCCTTTGCGGAAAGATTTTTAACATCGGTACGCAAGTCATCAATAGCAGCAAACTCAAACCGCTGGGCAGACATCTCGTTCATAATCTTTAATGCCTTTTCCATAGGTCATTAAAAATCGGAACCAGTTACAATAGTTGAAATACCAGAAGCAGCCAAAGTACCGTCCAAGAAATTTGCAGGCAACTGCTCCTGTCCGTTCAAGGTCAAGGTGTAACCAGACATATCGCCCATAGCGGCACCGGTAACAATCGTTCCTCCGGTAACCTCGCAACCGTGTTCCAAACCTGCAACGAAGAAGTTAGAATTGTAGTCCTCAACAATCACGATAGGACGTCCGTAAGCCATCAACTTGATTTCCTTGTGTGATTGCTTGCTCAATTTGTGCAAGGTCAAATTCAAGGTTTGGTCAAAGAACGTAGTTCCGTTATCACGGCTTGAAGTAATTGCCTGCTCAAAAGAAGACGTACCCTTCAATTCGTATTTGTATGCCGTCAAACCGCTACCCAATGTATCGATAGCGTCTGTATTGGTTACATCGTAGGTAACCGTAAGATTCTGATAGTTCAGAAAGTAAACCGCCTGAATGCCACCTACAACGTCTTTGCAAGGTTCGATTCGGCCAAGGGATAATGCACAAGCCATTTTGTTTTGTTTTTTTAGTTGTTTTAA